CGGTTGTTGAAGAAGTTCCGGTTGTTGAAAAGCCGAAGCGAGTTTACAAGAAAAAGCCAGTTCAGGTAATTGCAGAAAATGAGCCTGAATAACTTCTTATTGGTTGTTGTTGGAGTCTTTGCTGTCTTTCGAGTTGCAGAGTTATTTTCTATTGACGATGGTCCTTACGGAATATTCAAGAGAATCAGGGAATATGCTGGACGGAAGGCAATCAGTAGTAAATTTTGGTTTGAAGTTGCTGAAATGGTGAATTGTCCTTACTGTGTTGGAATATGGATTGCTTTCTTCCTGTCGATCTTGATATCTATCATGGGAAAAATGAATCTGATTCATTTCTTAATTATTTGGATGGCAATTGCAGGTGGACAATCTTTCTTGTGGTCGTTGATCAAGAATGGGGAGAGAGAAGAATCATGACTGTTGTTCCGTCTCAATCGTCTCTAATTCCAATTGAATTAGCAGTTCCTCTTCCGAGGTATGCGAAGTTGGTTGGATATGCTGAGTGTGCATTCTTTGGAATATCTCACCCGAATAATGCTCAGTATGCGTGTCGCGAGATATGGACAAAGTCTCAAAGAGATATGGTTGAAAAATATCTGGCTGAGGCACAGTTGGAGATAGAACAGGTGATTGAAGCTCCGGTTGTGCCGAGATGGATCGAAGCCGAAGAGCATCCGGCAATTCAGAATCCAGTAAGTTTAGATTGGTCAAAGTTTATTGTAGCTGGATTTAAAACTACGGATGATATCAGTTTAGGGGAAAGTGTTGATCATACGTCCGATCCTGCGGTCATCGGGCCGGTTGCGACAACAGTGACGGACGAAAATGAAATTCATGTATTTCATCCTGGGTCAGACGTTGAGATACACCCGTCTAAAATCACATTATCTGGCGGAAATGTCACAATTGAGATTCCTCGGTGCAGGCTAGTAAGTGAAGCATATGCAGATAATCCGGTAAATGGATGGGACTATTATAATATTCCTCCATCTATGACTTCTCCATTCTTAGTAGAAGTAGATATAAAAAGGGTATATAACGATCCTTCTACAAATGTTATCTTGAAGCATCCTGGAACGGCGGGAAGTTGTACTTGTGGATGCAGCGAGACAGAGACAACGGGGTGTATTATTATTAAAGATTCAGAAATAAGCTCCGTTTATTATCGCCATGCGGTATATTCGAACAATGTTTGGACGAAAAGTTCTACTATTTGTGGATGTGGTGCGATCAGGGCTTTGTATTATTACAAAGCTGGATTTCAGGGATTGCTATCTTATCAACTCGAAGATGCGATCATGCGGTTGGCTCATTCAAAAATGCCAAATGAACCGTGCGGGTGCGATGTGATTACTCAACTATGGAGAAGGGATAGGGATCATCCGGAGTACATGACCAGGGAGAGGATGAATTGTGCGTTTGGATTGAATAATGGTGCTTGGATTGCGTTTCAGTTTGCGATGGCAAATAAGATTTGGAAGATGAGTAATTTTATGGGAAGGCAAAATGGTTAGGTTTAAGGCGATTCTTCCTAATCCGAGAGAACCGGACATCAATGCGATGAAACATCGTTTTGCAATCTCCGCCGAAAAGTATATGGAGATTGCGAGAGACGATTTTAAGGCAACGGTTCAATCATGGAAAGGCGAAAAGCCGGTATTTGTTCGAAGGACGAAACTTAGCGATCCAAAAGAAATCACGGTAACTATATTCCTCGAGCGATCAGACGAGGGTGTGCAAAAATGGGATTGGTTGGATTATGGGACAGAAAAGCATCCAATTGCGGCCAATAAATCTCCGGTACTTGCGTATCAAGGTGTATTCAAGCCTAAAACTAGAGTTGGAGTTTTCCCGTCTACCCCTGGTGGGAAATCGGGGGAATATGTATTCAGAAAAGCTGTTGAGCATCCTGGGATAGAAGCGAGAGGATGGTCAGATGCTATTTTAGAAAAACATGAAAAGCCTTTTGCAGAATGGATGGAGAAGGCGATGAAATCGGTTGCGGAAGTCAGCAAGCATAAGGCTTAGGAGGTAGGATGAATCTTGTTCAAGTAAAAGTAATTAGATCGAAAGGTGCTGCCACTTTAGTTGAATGGACGAATAAGGATGGATGTTTAGAGAGAGCGTCTATTCCGTCAGTTGAAGTAAAGAAGGACTCTGTGAATATTGCGATGGTCGGGCAGGATATTCTTGATCAAGGAATTGACTATGGTATTCCGTTTTCAGATGTTCTTCCAGAATACGTTGTCAGTCCAAAGACAATTTCTAATATACTTCATTTGCATGGAATTTGGACAGAGAGCGATTTAAGGACAAATTCCAACGAATTGCAAGGTGTTATTCTTGAATGTTGCAAAAACATTCTTCGTGATTTGAGTAAACTTTCTAAGAAGAAATAAGGAGGTATTAACAATGGCTGAAACCAATTTCTTAGCCGGTCAAGCGTCAGTTTGGGTGCAACCCGGTGGTCCGAACACTAAGCCGGAATTTCTCGGCTGTCATGGTATTGGGGATGTAGAAGAGCCTCAAGGTGACGTGACTCTTTTGTATTGCCCGAATCCTGCAAGTGCAGGAAAATTCATGGTAAAGAACAGTTTCCAGGGTGCGCCGGGATCGCCAACGTTCTCGATTGACACTGATATTCGCAAGACTGCGGATTATCTGGAAACTGTGAAATGTCCTGTTCCGATCTTTGTTCACAAGGTGACTTGCGGAAGACGGGATGATTTCACTAACTTTGAAAGGACGTTCATTTTCCGTCAAAGCCGGATTACGACTCGCACCCTTTCGAATCTTGCCGCTCGAACTCCGGATGATGAAGATGAATCGTTGCAGAGTTTTGATTTTTCCGCTGAGGAAATCCTTCGTGCGTTCAACTTGCAAGCGAACCGGGTGACAATCTCGGAGACTGAGCATATCAACAATATCGCGGTTGGTGGTGAAGATCGATGCGAGAGCGATTGCGGTGATACTCAGGATTTTGGAGATATCGTGGTTGCGGTTTGCGATGCTCCGGATTATATGACTGCGGCAAATGTTCTGCTTACTCAAAATGCGGGAGCGCCGGTTGCAACTGCTGCCGATCCATTCGGAATCGGGGAAGATATTCGGGGAGTAGTTATTTTCAAAGTTGGGAAGACTACTACCAGGATTTTAGTTGCGAGAGGGACTACGGATGGGGGTAATCCCGCCGAAGTTGCTTATTCAGACGATTACGGTGTGTCGTGGACAAACGTCAATGTTGGTGCAACAAACGGCGAGTATGTTTCCAATGGTCATGCTTTATTTGCTCTGGATGCTCGCAACATCTGGCTTGGTACGAATCTTGGCAACGTTTATTTTTCCGAAGATGGTGGAATTGTCTGGACGAAACAGACAACCGCCGCATTGTCCGATAATGTTGCCGCAATTTCCTTCATTGATGACACTTATGGATTTTTATTGGTGGATGATGGTGAGGTCTATAAGACTATTGATGGTGGAACGACTTGGAGTTCTGTTACTGCAATCGGTACATTCGGAACTGGCACAGACATCGAAGCAATTGGTCGGTATTTCGTCTATGCGTCTGCTACGGATGGATTGTATTATTCCCATGATGCTGGAACTACCTGGGCGTTGAGAGCATCATACAATATCGGTGCGATTGATTATCGGAATGAGTTGGAGGGGTTAGCTGTTGGCGGCGCTCCTGCTGGACTCATTTACCAGACATTTGATGGTGGATATTCTTGGGGGGCGACTCCTACGATATCTAACCAGGGAATGTTGGACGTTCAATGGGTAAACAGTCAATTGGCCTGGATTTGCGGACGAACGCAGAATGGTACTGGCTTTTTGGCAAAGATGATTCCTGTTCCATAATATTTGCGAAGAGGGGTAGTTTTATCCGCTTTATGTTCGGACGCCGGCGACCATCACTCAGCACGCTCGCCCCTCGGCTGCTGAGTGATGGTATAAGGCGTTATAACGAGGGTGCAAACAAATGAACGACAATTTTTTTATTACAACCAGGGGAGTGAAGATCGAGTGCAATCCGGTATCTGATACTAAGATTGCTTTGGCGTTGGCGGCAATTGAGAAAAGATATCGGGCGGAAGGAAAAAAGGTAGACAAGCCGAAATATAAGACTGTTTTGGCTGGCGGGGCGGAAGAGTGGTATGAGCATGACGATAAATCTATCGTTGGCGATCCGGAAGCAGAGAAAGAATGGGATGAATTCTTGGCTGATGCTCAGGACTTGATTGATGAGCAGAATAACAAGAAAGTCAGGATGCTTCTCAAGGGATTAGTTTGGAGTGAAAATCCGGATTGGGAAATTAACCAAATGATGGATGGGATCGAAGTTCCTTCGAAGCCGTTGGAGAGTGATGCTCCGGATGTAAAGGCGAAGAAAATGGAGGAGCGTTGGTGGCATTTTTTGACCACCGAGATATTAGAAACTCCGGATGATTTGTTCAATGCCATTGAAAAGATGACATTGTTGACTTATATGGGAGCAGTATCGGAGGAAGCTGTAAAAGCTGGAATTGCCAACTTTCGCAGTTTATTACAACAAAACTCCTCTACTGCATTTGAAACTCAAGGCAAAGAGTAAATGGGAGTTTCGCAATAATCGTCTTAAGGAAATAGATACTGCTTTTGAGTGGAATATGACTCCGAGTGAATTCAGGGAATTGCCGTATGAAGATCGAGTAGAGATGATGGCGTACCTTGATGCGACCAGGAAAATGAAGCAGTACGAAGATGAAATCCTTTCAGCGAGAAGTGAGGCGACAGCGAAACAGAACAGAAAAGGATAAATAAAAATGCCAAGAACTCCTAAAATCGGCCTTCAAGCCGTAATGAATTTGTCAAACTTCAATTTGGGTTTGAGGGGATATATGGGAGGGCTTCGGTTAGCAACTGCCACTACCAATACTGCTACAAAGACGATTAATCGTTCTATTGGCGGGATTGGTAGTGGCGTTTTCGCTAAATTGGGAAAGGCAGCTTTTATTGGAATTGCAAGTGCGATTGGAATTGCAACTGCCGCTATTGTAGGGTTTGGATTAGCGGGGGCGAATGCTGCAATTTCTTTCGAGTCTGCGTTCGCCGGTGTTGTGAAGACAGTTGAAGATATATCGGATGCGGAAGGAAACTTAAATAAGGAAGGGGAAAAACTACGATCTGGTATAAGGGATTTAGCGAAGGACATTCCAGTTACAGTTGAAGAATTGGCAAAGATCGGTGAATTAGCCGGGCAATTTGGTGTTGCCAAAGAAGGAATTATTCCTTTTACGAGGGCGATTGCTCAATTAGGGGCTACGACGAACTTGACGGTAAGCGAGGCCGCAGAACAAATTTCAAGATTTATCAACATCCTCGGAACTCCGGTTGAACAGGTTGATCGGATCGGGGCTTCAATCGTTGCTCTCGGTAACAACTTTGCTACGACTGAAAAAGACATCTTGAATTGGTCATTGAGAATTGCCGGTATTGGACAGGTAGTTGGATTGACCGAAGCGCAGATTTTTGGAATCGGTGCAGCGTTTTCGTCTGTTGGTGTTCAGGCAGAGTCTGGTGGAACGGCGGTTCAAAAGGCTTTAGTGTTTATGAATCAGGCGGTTGCTACGGGGGGAGATAAGCTAGAGAAGTTTGGGAAGATAGCCGGGATGACCGCAGAGGAATTCAGGGCGTCTTTTGAAAAAGATGCTGGCGAGGCTTTCAGGAGTTTTATTGAAGGGTTGGGGATGGCGGGGAAGGGAGCAAGCCAGTTGTTGCAAGATGTTGGATTGACGGATGTTCGTCTTAATCGTGCGTTCCTTGGACTGGCAGGTGCGGGAGATTTACTTGCCAGGGCGATGGGGATGGCAGAAGATGCTTATTCAAACATCAATGATATTGCGGGGGTTGTTGGAAGTACGCTTGGGGTAAGTGAAGGTCAAATTATTTCATTTGTTGACACATTGAAAGTAGCGGCAGATGAAGCCAACTTGAGATTTGATACCAGATCATTGGCGGCGTATGGAGCGGCTTTTTCAAAACTTGGGATTGATGCGGGTACTGCTCAGGATGCTTTTACGGAGGCATTAAATCAGGTGAAATGGGAGGCTGCGGGGGGAGGAAAACAGTTAGAGAAGTTTGCTAAGATTGCGGGAGTTACGGCGGCTGATTTCGTATTGGCGTGGAGAGATGATCCAACAAAAGCTTTTGATATATTTTTCAGTGGGATTAAGGCAAGTGGAGCATCGCTTGAGGAGTTTTCTTCATTATTCCCTAATTTGAATGAGACATCTGCGAAGGCGTTGTTTGATCTTGCCAGTAATAATCAATTGGTTGTAGATTCTTTCACGGCGATTGATAGTGCGTTTCTAAAGAATAATGCTTTGCAGGTCGAAGCGAATAAAAGGTATAAGACAACCGAGTCTCAGCTTCAATTATTGAAGAACACATTCAATGATTTGGCGATTACGTTGGGGTATGCGATTCTTCCGGTATTGAATACATTCTTGAAGGCATTTCGTCCGATTATCGATGAAGTAGGAAACAGGTTACCGGATGCGTTGAATCGGTACGTTATTCCGGCGTTGGAAGATTTAGGAAGTGTAATCGAGAAGAATCTTCCGAATGCGCTTGCCTTTTTATCTGGAATGTGGACGAATACGCTTTATCCTGCGATTCAGGGCGTTACTAATTTTATTCGGAACACGGTTGTTCCTGTATTTCTTTCAATTTACAATGCAATTAAAGGGCCGGTTGGAAAAGCATTTGGATTTATTGAAGAGAATTCGGGTACGTTAATTCCTTTAATCAAGGGAGTTGCAGGAGCCTTCCTTGGGTGGATGGTTACATTAAAAGTTGTTGCATTAATCGTAAAAGGAATTTTGGCTGCAAAGACAGCCATTGCGGTTTTTGCGGGCGCATTTTCCGGGCCGGTCGGTTGGATTGCGCTTGCGGTTGCTGGATTGGCGGCGGTCTGGTCATCAAATTTCTTGGGAATTCGGGACATTATTCAAGATGATGTATTTCCGGTTATCGTAAAGTTTGCCGATTTTATCAAACAGGGATTGCCGGGAGCGATGTCGGTTGTCAAGAAGATATTTCAGGACACATTTGGAAGTTTTGATCCGTTGACGAAAAGTTTTGCGGCTTTATGGGAATCATTGAAATCGTTGTGGATCAGTCTCGCCCCGCTTCTTATTCCGGTCGGGAAAATATTGGCTGGAATATTCGGCGGAGTTGTATTGACGAGTATCAGCTTATTCCTTTCATTTGTGAATGGAGTGATCAATGCCCTTCCGGTATTGTTAGATACGGTTGTAAAAGTATTTAGCGGAGTCGTTGATTTAGTTGGAGGAATGGCGGATGTATTTATCGGAGCATTTCAGGCGTTTTGGGCTTGGATTACTGGTGATGAAGAAGGATTGAGGAAGGCTCAAGAAAAGGTATCGGGGGGAGCGCAGAAGATAGTTGATGCGGCTGGGGATATTATCGTCAATTTCTTTGGAGGTCTTTGGGATACCGTAAAGACGTATTTTGAGACTTTTCAAGATTCTATGGTTGCGTTCTGGATAAGTATGTGGGACAACGTGATTGCGGAAACTGCGTTGGGGGAGAAAATAAATACATGGGTGACGGGTGCTTTTGCGGGGATTGATACTATTCTTGCTGGATTGGGAGAAAGTGCTGCGGGGGCGTGGATACAGGGTGCATTAGATAAGTTAGGGGTTGATACTGAATTGATCGATAAGATCAAGGGAGTGTTCGGGATCGAGCCGACAAAAACGAATGTTCCGGTTCAAGAGTTCCCGCAGATGCCGCCCTGGTTGCAGGGAGGAACGGTACAAGTTCCAGTTCAGCCTATTCCGTCAAAAGAAATCACTCCGACTCAGGAATCGGGTGTTCCGAAGGGAGGGGGGTTAATGCCGCAAGCTGTTGAAATTATTCCGGGTGGAGAGATTGAACAGGCACAACAACAGCTTACAAACTTTTCCACGTTTGTCTCAAACATTACGAATGCAATTGCGGGAAGTTTTGATAAGGCTAAAAATGCAATCATGCCAACATTCGAAGCAATCGGCGGATTTTTTACTGAAACATTATTCCCGTTTGTTCAAAAGTATTATGATTTTTGGTGGGGAACGGTTGTGCCGCTTTTAGGGTCTTTAGCAGAATATATTGGTACTGCATGGACAAAGGCTTTCGAAATAGTACATGATTTCTTAGAAGATATTGGGGTTTTCGATACTTTCAACTCTGTTGTTGAATCTGGAAAACAAATAATCGAGGATTTGAAGCTGTCTTTTATTGAAGTAAGTACAAAAATAGGTGAATTTTTAGATTTTTATTTGACTCCGCTGACTGATTACTTCAATTCCATTTGGGCGGGAGCAATTGAATCTGCAACCAGTCTGATCGATGGACTGAGCCTTGGGTTAGACAGAATCAATATAGTTTTATCTCAGGCAAAAGATTGGGTAGACAAACTTACTGCTGCTTTGAAGGAATTGTCTTACGATAAGTTAAAAGAAATGCTTAAGGCGATTCTTCCTGGTAGTCCTCCTCCGATTGCAGAGGGTCTTTCAGAAATTGAAGAAACTGCGGGAGACAGCGCAAGGGGAATAAAAAGGGCTGGAATCGATGGAATTCTGGAAGATATTGCAATTATTTTTAAAGATAAATTACTTCCGGAGATTGACAATTTTGTTACAACATCTCTTTCGTTAATTACGTCAATTCAAGATATTGGAACTGCGGCTTTCAATTCTATGACGCAGATTTTAGATTTTGTTGCGGCGCTCAATACGGTTTCAATTCCAGCGGCGTTGCAACAGGGGAGTCCTTCTCCGTTAGAGCAGGCGTTATTGGATTTTTCGTATGCGGCTCAGGTAGCGAGAGATTCTTTTGATGGATTTGTAGAATCATTAGGGCAGGATATTTCGACTGGATTTGTGATGAGTGCTAAGAAGGAATTAGCTAGGTTGAAGGTAGAAAGAGATATCGCTATTCGGGATGCTAAAAGAAACTTGAAAAAGTCTCAAGCTGAATTGGCAGACGCAAGAGCGGAACAGGCGAAATTAGCCGCAAAGAAGAATATTCCTGCCGTAACTAGGATAGAGAAACGAGTGGTAGCAAACGCAGGTGGCGTTCCGATTGTTCAGGATGTTGAAGTCGTTATTACGCCAGGATCAAGTGCGGCGACAAAGAAAGAGTTGGATAAGGCAAAAGATAGTGTGTCGGAATTAAAGGATAATGTTACGCTTGCTAAGTATGCTTTGCAAGATTTGTTGAATACTCCGCTTCCGCTCATATCCAGGTTGATTACTAATCTTGCGAGTAAACTTTCATCTATTACGGGGAGTTTTATATCCTTATATCAAGAGAAATTGATTGATCCAGTCGTTGAGCAGTTGGATCGGTTGAAGGATAAGTTGGAGGAAGATCAGGATGCTTTCAATGAGCTTACAGATCGAGTAAAGGAATTACGAGAAGCTTTTGGTGCGCCTATTTCGGATTATATTTCTTATAAGGATGCGTTGAACCTTCCGGAAGGGAAAGTTAGATCAGAGATATTAGCTTCATTGAAGGCTGAGGAAGAGATAAAGACGATTGAACAGCAGAGGCGTGAAATTGCGATCAAGATGGGGTATACACAGGCTGAGATTGCAAGATATGCTGAACTTGAAGCTGACGCTAAAAAGAGAACGTTGGAATACGAAACAAATGTTCAGCGGCTGAAATTCTTGGAAACACAGTTGGATTTGATCGAGCTAATTCAAGAGAGAGGGTTGGATGCGGGAAAAATATTGTCTGGAATTACTCTTGGGTTGAATGCGTCTTTACCGCAGTTGATCGATGCGATGAATCTTGCGATTACTGCGTTGATCAAAGAAGCAAACGACTCGCTTGAGATAGGCTCTCCTTCGAAGGTATTTGCTCGGATTGGGGAGAATATGATGAAGAGTACGGCGGGGGCTGTTCTTGGACAGGTGAGTGATTTACAGCTTGCGATGAAGAGGGCGATGGCATCTGTTATTAGAACGGGGCAATCATTGGGATCGTCTATTGCGGGGAGTAGGACAAATGTATATAATAATAATAGTCGAGTCGTGAATTTAGAAATCAATCCGAGTTATCAGCAGTACCAAAGTCCGGCAGATATTTATTATGATGTTCATGCGGCATTGGGTGCGGTGAGGTTGTAAGATGGTACAGTTTCATTCTCAACACTGGTTTGAAGATTTTGAATTGATTTGTCCGAGTGGAACGGTTTACAGATTCAATTCGGGGGAAAGATGCGTGATGACGTTTGAGGGTTTAGGGATGCCGGACATCAATTACATCACGCAAAGAGGGCCTTTTCAGCATGGCGAGACGATGATAGATTTTCGCCTTGAGAAAAGGATTATTCAAATTTTATTGAGACAGGATTCTTGCAGCCGTTGGGATTATTGGGATTTGAGGGCTGATTTGATTAATAAAATGAGGCCTAACCGTTCTCCTTATGGGACAATTTCCCCTGGTCAATTTGTTGTCTCATTACCGGATGCGTCAAAAAGGGCAGTTCATGTCACGATTGATGGGGGATCGCCCAGGTTCGGACCGAGGGACTTAGACCAATGGGATGAATGGGGATATACGGAGACACTTCGATTTATTGCTCACGATCCAGTCTGGTATGATCCTACGGAAGTCTGCGATACATTGGCGATACTTGCGTCAGATGATGAATTGGTATTTCCAATCACATTCAAGAATCCGGTTACTAATCCTGATGGCACGGAATTGGTATTTCAGGCGGGAGTGATTTATATAGTTACTTCTGTTGCATATTTGGGGACGTGGATCACGTTTCCGAATTTTGTTATTCAGGGGCCTCTTTATGGGCCTACGATAACGAATAATTCTACGGGTCAAAAGATCAAATTAAATTATAATGTTTTGACGGGAGAGGAAGTTTCGATAAATTTGCAATATGGACAAAAGAGTGTAGTTAGTGATATCAATGGGGATATCATTGGCGCAGTAAGTGACGATAGCGATTTGACTGGATTTCACTTAGAGCCTGATCCAGGTGTAGTTGGTGGAATTAATGAAATCGTTGTATCGGGTGGGAACGCGGCGATTGGCACGACTCAAGTAGATATGAGTTATTTCACCAGATATATCGGGATTTGAAATGAATCAGATTCATTTAGAAAGGAATTGAGATGGCAGAAACTTCTTTTTATTGGGGAGGCACTTCGGTTGGGGACGCTTCGTTAGCTCCGTATACGGATGATCAGTTTTCGGATAATTGGAGTGTATTATTCCAGTATGATAGGACAGCAGAAGGGGTCGTACTGACGAACAGGACTGGATACACCGGATTATTGGCGGTATCAGCACCTGGGGCGAATACAGTTCGGGTATCCAATGGATTCGGGTTGGTTGACGGGAAGTTGTATCAAAATGATGCAAACGTTGATTTCACCCCGGCTGATGGAAGCTGGACAGTTGTATTGAGGAAGGATTGGGCAGCGCAGACTGTCAGGCTGGCGGTGAGGGCTAGTGGTGGATTGACTCAGACGGATGGGGCAACGTGGGAAATTCCATTAGCAGATGTAACGCTCGCTGGCGGGGCTGTTACGGTATTGACGGATCGAAGGGCGTTTCTGCGAAATCCTGGATCAGGACAAATTTTGATTCGAAGGGATATTATTGGAAGTGCGGGAGGGACGATTGATTGGACTTCGATTCCCCAGGTATTCAAAGATTTGTTGATTGTGATTCATGGTCAATCGAATGCAGTTGATCCTGTTGGAACGCTAGCGTATGATGGGGTTGAAACAACGATCAATGGGGACGCAGGAGCAAACTATGATTCTCTTGAGAATTCATTAGATCAAACAGAAACTCCGTATTACAAATTTCTTTCTGGACAGAATTATCTTGTTTTCGGTGCATTTCCGGCAGAATTAAATGTGAATGGATGGGGAGATACTGTAATTCGAGTCAATAATTATGCAGATGCGAATAACGACAAGAATTTTCAAGTCGAATTTTTTGTCCGAAACGATGGCTCTCCTACTGTAATGGGGAAATATTTAGGGATGTGGAATTCAGTTGATCCTATAAATCGAATCACGATGATAGGGGAATATGGTGTTCCGGACGTGAATTTCAAAGCCGGATCGACATTCTCTTTGTTTGGGATTATGTGATGATCAGCCGTAGGGAATTCCTTAAGGTTGGGATTGCTGGATTGTTGGCTTTGATTATTGCGATTTATTGCAAAAAGAATGTAAAGGCAGTACAGCAGATCCAATTCCCGCTTTCATTTCCGTTATCATTCCCGGGGAATGAAGGGAAATTCCTTTATTTTCCGTATTTGGGAAAATAAATGAGTATCTATTTTCCTTCTTCGTGCAAGACGGTTGCGATAAACCAAGAGGGGATTTTTGCTGAGTATTATGCTCGCTTGAAGGATAAAAACGGAAATGTTATTGCATGGATTGACGATTGGAATATTTTAGAATACCAGAACGTTGTCAACGATATTGGATATTATGTCCTTGCCATTAATGAGACAAACGGATACTTATTAGATTTATTTGAAGTAGATTGTTTAATTGAAGTATATCGAAGAGTGCCGGGAGTTGGATTGGGATGGTATCGGGATTTTGTTGGATTTCATCAAAAACAAACCAGGGGAATAACCGAAGATGGAAGAAGGACATATATTTCATCGGGGGTAGGAATCAATGACCTTCTTAATCGAAGAAGGATTGCTTATGATAAAGGGACAGTAGGGGCAAAGAAGATCGGTGCTTCCGAAAGTGTAATGAAGGAGTATGTTTTAGAGAATTGTGGAGGGATGGCTACGGTTGCCAATGGGAGAGTAAAAGAAGGCGGATTTCCGAATTTCACGGTGGAATTCGATAATGCCAATGGAATCATCTGGTATGGGGATCGGTATTTGGAGAATCTCCTTTCGATATTGAAAGAGATAGCTGATTATGCGTCAATTGATTTTGCGATTGAGTATCAAAGTCCGACAAGTTTTATATTCAAGACATTTGTTGGGCAGATGGGGAGCGATCGGACGCATAAGGATATTGATGCAAGTACTGGAAAGAAAACAAATGGATTAAGTCCTATTTTATTTAGTGATGGATTTGGGACTATTCAATCTGTTAATTATGAGTTGGATTATCAGCCTGAGGCTACGGTTGCGATGATTGCGGGAGAAATTGCGGGAATCAGGGTGATCGTATATGATATTGCGTCAACGGTTAATGATTCTCCGTGGAATACAAAGGAAACTGGATATGATGCTTCTACTCAGGATACATTGGACGAGTTGATGACTCTTGTTGGAGAAGAGTTGGCAAAAAATGTTCCAACGGAAAAATTTGAATTTGTTCCACTTCAACAGGCAAATGCGGTCTACGGGAAACATTATTTCATTGGAGATTCAGTTAGCGGGAAGGTGGATGGAATTTTGAAACATAAAAGGCTTGTCAAAGTAAAAGTGAATGTAAGTAACGGAAAAGAGACTTTAGAGTTAGATTTCTCGGATAGGTTGAAGTAATGAATGACAAGGGAATGTCAAAGACTATCGAAGAGATAGCCAATGGGTTGAGGAAGTTGGCCGTAAAAGTTGAGAGGTTGGAAGTAAAGAGATTCTTGACTTCCGGGAGTGTTCCTCCTGGTGGAGATACAGTAAGTGAAGGGCCTGGGATAGATATTGTTGCGGGTGTAACAAAGCAGATCGGATTAGGCGGAGACACGATTTTAATCTATGATTTTTCGGGAGCACCGGTTGCCGAATTTCCGTTTACGGAGGTAGGAATTAAAGCTGCGTTGGCGTCAGTAACTGCCGATGATGTAATTGAACTTCCGCAGGGATATTTAGGAATGACAAATCCAACTTTCACTCCTAATCCTAGTTTTCCTGCAACGGATCAGTATTTATTCAATATAGGGACTGGGGTAAAGATAAGAGGAAAAGGGAGACAGCAGACGGTAGTTCGAGTTATTACAAATATTGCTCCGGCTAAAGTTACTACGACAATTTTTGAATTTGCGTCTGATTGTGTTATAGAAGATTTGACGTTAAGCGTTTCGAGTTCAAACTGTACTGCGCTTGACACATTGTATCTTGCGAGACAAGGAAGTTTTGCTGGAAGCAACGAATGGGAATTCAATCGAGTAAGTTTAGAAGCATATGTTGATACAGGGCTTGCTCTTATCCCGTTTTTTGCTTATTGCAACAATGATACATACAAGCGAGAACATTTGTATATGTCAGATGTTCTTATTTCTAGCAAGGTAACAAATACCGCGAGTGCTTGCAAGAATTATGCTCAATTATCTGAGCCGCCTGCATATAGCCATATTGGAAGATCGGTTATTCGAGATGTTTATTGTGTATTTGAGTATGGACAAGTGTTAGGCCTTATTTTAGATGTGAGCGGGTCTGCTCCGGTTGGATCATATAGCGCACATAACATTTCTTCTTATGGGTATTCAATTCTTGCATCTACATCTCATCAGGCGGGAAATTTTCACGGATGGAATATTTATGAAGCAGTTGGAATTATGCAACACGTTTCGGCGGCGTCTACATTCCCTGCTGTGGGACTGGATATCAGCGCAGATTTTAGTTCTGGAAGGAACGAGTTTTTCAATGTTTATGGAAAGGCAATTGCCACAAGTAATGCTGTTGCTACGCCTCCAATTGGGATAAAAGCGAGAGGCCAAAGTGCGGCATTTCCGCTTACAGGAGATGGATTCTTTGGAGAATGTATCCAGTCTGGTACAGGAAATTCTATTGGAATATGGGGAGAGAATTATGCTCGTATAACCGGAGGGGTTGCAAAAGCAAGCGGAGGCATTGCCCAGGATGTTGTGCTAGATGCTACAAGCGAAATTGCGAATATGCAGTACAGCACATTCTCTTTATCGAATATTCTTGCTCCATTGAAGAGTGATAGACTTCCAGATCATCTTTGGATTCATTTATATCGAAATGGGGTATTGACTCAAGGATATGCGTTTACAAGTGCCGGATTTATTGCGGCATTAGCGGCGTCTACAGTGGGGGATGTAATTGAGCTTCCAACTGGAACTATTACAATTACTAATCCGACATTAGTTCCCGATCCGCTCTATCCGGCAAGTTATCAGTATTTTTTCAGTATTCCAGCGGGAGTTACTGTTCGAGGCCAGGGGAAAAATAGAACAAAAATTGTTGTTACATCGAATGCTAATTTATCTCTTGCTACTCATGTATTCAGGATCAGGCATGGGAATGTTATTGAGGATTTAGAGATAGATGTAACGTTGTCTGGAACAATTTCTACGAATTTTGTGGCAATTATCAAACAATGGGATTATACAGAACCAATTACGTTCGAGTTGAATAGACTATCTATAAAAGCTACTCAAACAACTGTTTGGACTGGATTTTTGAACAACTTCTTTTGTTTTGAGGGAGGATTTGTAGTATCTATTTATAATACGGCTGAAATAATGACAGATGTTGAATTTTACATTAACATGAATTTGTCATCTACGGCTAATGCAAATCCTTGTTATTTGATTTCTCATTCTGCTCATAGAGGACATGCAATTGTAAGGGGAATGTATGCTTATACTAACGGAGGAAGAGGAGAGGGAATTTATCTCGATTCTAACGGGTATGGACAAAGATCAGCGTTTAATATAACTTCTTATGTCTATACTACATACTCGGCATCATTTTGTACGAGCGGATGGCTTTTAGGATGGACATTGTATGGGGTTAAAGCTCACCTTACTCAATTATCTGCGGGAGTATCTGGAGACGCCGAAGGATTGCTTATCGGAACTTGTACGGCATACGACGTGTTTTCCTATACTGATGCGACAAATAACGGATTATTGTCTAGCTATAAGGGTGCTGGCGCACTATATGTAGAATCTGCTAGAGTGTTCGGCTTTTTTGCTTACGCTATAAATCATGGTGCAAGCGGAGATGCTTTTGCATTAGAGGATTCGAGAACATATGGAATACATGGGGGAGTTGCGAAGGCGGAAGTAGATGGAAGTGGACGTGCTATTGATATCTTGTGCGGATTGGGGAATCTTTCCGATGTAACACATATGAGTATAGATGAGCCAGTAAATTTAAATGAGGCATGGAACACGAATTTGCGATTCAGATCGCACAGTCGTGGATTTATGTTGATGGGAGGCTAAATGCCAGCAGAGTATTATAAGGTTTTAGGACAAGCCGCTCCAAATGCTACAACAGAAACAACTTTGTATGATTGTCCGAGTGGATATAATGCAGTAGGTTCGAGCATTGTTGTTTGTAATAGGGCGAACACGGACACTACATTCAGGATTTCTGTTTCGGTTGGTGGAGGGGCGACAGCAAATAAAGATTATTTGTATTACGATGTTCCAATTTCTGCAAACGATACATTCATTGCTACAATCGGGATTACATTGTACGAGGATGATATTGTTCGGGTATATGCTGGAAGTGCAAATCTTTCATTTACTTTATTTGGGAGCGAGATAGATTATTACTTCTCGACATATATCTGATGATTGTATCTCCAATTAGATTTGTAAAGTTTCTTGATGGGGAAAAGGGATACGAGACTATCCAGGTTATATGCGATAACTGCGGTCAAGAATTTTTTGGTTCGTTATCGGATATGACGGAGCAAAAGGTATCCGATAAAGAGTATAAGCATACTATTCATCACGAAATAGGATTTAAATGTAAATTCTGTCAAGAGTTTGTTTTCTTTTTTTACGAGACTGATTCTCAAAAAGAAAAGCGAGATAAAGTGAAAAAGGATAAATCTCCAAACAAGAAAAAGGTCGAAGATTTTCTTGGAATCGAATATGCGAATCAACTCAGAAGGAATTTTCGTGATATGCAGGAGATATTAGCAACTGGCGACATATTTAGTGATCCAGAGAGGAAAATAAACAAATGAGTCAAGGGTTTGCAAAACTTTCGGGGCTTATCCGTAACTATTTCTACAACGGTACGAACTGGTACGAAGCCAGAATGGATGTTCAGACCAGGGCGTTAATTACGATTGATTACGAACATCACGAGGTACACGCCGGAAGTCATTTTATTTATTATGACTATGATGCAGATGTTGATACTGCCGGTCCAAAATATTATAGGTTAACAACGCCTGATACAACAAAATGGATTCATATGCAATTTGTCTTGCAGTCTGAGGGGGCTGGCACATGGCAGTTATTCGAGAATCCAACTGTCAATGCCGCTGGAACTACTGCTACGACATTCAACAATGATCGAAATTCTGCTACTGCTGCTGGATTGGTTGTTGCATATGATGCTACGTCAACTGCCGATGGAACACAGATAAAAATTTGGAGAACGGGAAGCGGGACAAATGCACCGAGTAGAGCCGGGACAGAATCGAGATCGAGCGTAGAATTGATATTGAAACAAAACGAGGATTATTTCCTGAAATTCACGCCTGATTCGGATAATTGCAAGACAAAGGTCGAGATGCTTTGGTATGAGCATACAAATAAAGGTGTTTAGTTTGGCTAAAAATAAGCAGTTGAGCGGAATCATTAATAATTCTATCTGTTTGATTGCGGTATATTTATAGAAAGGAGTCCTTATGAGCGGGTGGCTTGTTTTTAATTTTGTCGTCTCCGTGTTGGTAATACTATCAGCTTCTGTTTATGTTGTTGAAGTAATTCGGAACAGGAAGAGTCATGTGAAATGCACGTCTCGCGATCGTTCTTATTTTTTTGTAAAGCTCGGATATATTATTTCTTTTGCGATATACGGATATGGAGTTTACCGAGCAATTATAGGAGACCCAATTAATCGTATAGCACAAGTAGAGTCCGTCTCATTGATCCTTGTTACTGTGTTGTTTGCCAATATTTCAAGCCTGCTTCGAAACAACATAATAAGGCTGTATAAAATCAAGGAGACCGATGGATGCAACTGAAACGCTTGTATTGGTTGGCGCAGCGATTTCCGTTATTTCGAGTGCAACTGGTATTATCTTGGATACACTCAGGCAAAAGAGGGAATCAAGGACTGCTTATGTAAGTGAAAAGATTGAGTTAGGTCAAGCTACTCTTGACAAAGATCGTTTAGATATGATCGATATGACTCAGACTGCTATCCAGAATATTGGGCAATATTCGGATATTGACCAGAGAATAAGAGAAAGTTTTAGATCAGAGATCGAGTCGATGGCTGGAAGGTATGAGAAATTATTTCAGGAATATGAGCAGTATCGAGCGATTTGCAGACAGTCGAAAGCTGACGTATCTGAGGTATTTGAGAGTATCGAAGTTCTCGTTTGCGAAAATATGGAAAATGGAAGCAAGAAAGAATTAGTGAAGTTGTTGAATAAAGCCAGGAGAGACCTGGACATTTAGGAGAAATATTATGAGCTTAGTCCATCCGGCTTATCCAATTGGTGGGTGTGATATATCAAGTTGGCAAGTGCCGATTCGATATGACGAATTATATGCGAAGATAAATTTCATTTTACTGCGTGCCGGTCATCCATTTCTACGTCCTGATTGGGAAGATGATACGTTTCAGCGATCCAGGCGAGAAGCGGAGTCTGTTCAGCTTCCGTGGGGAAGCTACTGGTATTTGGAGCATGAAGTTGATCCGGAAGCTCAGGCCAGGGCATACATCGAGTTTCTTGGAAATAAAATGGGGGATATTGGTGCATATCTTGATCTTGAAGATCGTACAATCAACGGAGTGAAATACGTCTTAACTGCGGCAAACAAGACTCTGCATACTCAAAATGCAATAAAGTTTTTGAAGATCGTGGACGCAAAGCTTCAATCGTCTGGATCGAAGCAGAGGTATTGCGGGATTTATTCGAATTCGTATTGGAATGAATTTATTTATCACTCTCAGATTCCAAATTTAAAAGAAAGATGGGTATGGCAGGCTCAGTATTTCAATAATTGGCCGATGCCGAAGCCAACTATGAAGTTGAATGGAATGGCGAGTACATCATTCTGGCAGTTTACTGATGAGGGGAGCAATCCGCACAATAAGGGTGGGAACGGGAAACAATGGGGAGTTGGATCATTCGGGCTGGATATGAATGCTTATCTTGGAAGTGCAAAAGAGTTTGAGTTGAAGTTCGGGATAAAGCCCAAAGAAGTTTTGATTCTCCCTACCGCTTGTAAGCCGTTTCAATCTGGCTACAATATTCGGGCAAAGCCTTCGGAATTATCACTTTCAGTTGCTTCTACTCGTTATGCTGCGCCCATTGAAGTGATGGGAGAGACGGTTGACGAGAAAAATGCCTGTTGGTATCAGCTTGGAAAGGGAATGTGGATACACGGCAGTCTGGTAAGTTTAGTATTATAGGAGTGTGAAATATGGGAACACCTTCAACGCCTGTTGAGTTTGTAAAGAAATTACCTGGGGGCGGGCTTCAAAGAGTAGGGAATGAAGTTACAATCGCTGGAAGTGGTGGAGGGGGAATTAATGTAATTGTTATCGATCCAATTCCGGCTGGAAATAACAATATTGGCGATGTAGATGTAGCCAGCTTGCCGAACACCGTTCTTGCTGGAATGGCGTCTCTTCCTACTGGGACGAATAATATCGGAGATGTGGACATTGCCAGTATCGCGGCGGGAGAAACTCACATCGGCTCTGTTGGTGGGAATATGGCAAAAGTTTCCGTTGAGATGACCAGACCTGCTGATACAACTGCTTATGGGGTTGGGGATGTTGTCTCGAATTCAACGGTTACAACAACTTTGATGGAGTTTGCCAACCTTACTAGGGTCAACGCTGGATCAGGGTATCTGGTTCGAGTGAATTTGTTCACGGACAAGAAATCTATTGTGCCTAGAATGAGGATTCACTTGTTCAATGTCAATACTCCGACTGTTGCAGTTGATAATGCTCAGATGAAGTTATTGTACGCTGATGCGGCAAAGTATATTGGGTTTATTGATTTACCGGCGATGACTACGCCTGTTGATACTGCAAACTCAACGTGGAGTTATGCAGACAATGATACGCTTCGCAAGGCGGTTATGTCTGCTATTGGATCAAGGTCAATCTTTGCCATGATGGAAGCGTTAGATGCTTTCACTCCTGCATCTGCACAAAAGTTTACTCTTTCGATCACGTTGGAGAATAACTAATGCCGCTCATAGCTCCTAGTAGGATTAGGGAGCTAACACTCAATCCTGCTCAGATAAAGTATCTGTTAGATGACCAGTTCTCGGATACTAGAATTGCGGGATTAGTGAATGGTACTCCGGCTGTTCCTGGGCCTGGAACCAGGAACATAGTAGAAACCGCAGGAACAATTAGCATAGGTTCTGGAAGAGCAGTCATAGATGGAGCAAGCGCAAGTTATAGTACTCCTGTTTTGCATTACGGATTATATGCCAGGACTAGCGGAAGGATATTTATTTTCAATGTTACTGGAAATTCTGCTACAGGCCCTCATTTTGGATTAAATACAGCAATAACGAGCTGGCACTTGGGACAACATATTTTTGCATGGGA